GGCATACGTCGTGTGTCCTCACGCGACAGCCAGCAACAGCAACCCTTGCCGCCTCCCAGCGAGCCATCGTAAGTTGTTGTTAAGGAATCTACTAAAACCACAGGGGGTGGTGGCCTCCCCCACCCGTAGGGGGTGAATTCAGACCGTGGCATGTGATTAAAACCCTTATTTCACTGGAATCAAGTTTCAGGAGAGCATTAGTGAATTCTGAAGGTATTGGGAATGAGTACGCAAGACGCCCTTAATAGGTACCGTGTCGGAGGTCGTCCGAAGAGACGGGCTTGCGTCGGTTCCATTACCCAGGGACTCTCTCGGATCAGGAGGGAGTCGCGGAGGGCGCAAGGCTTGGCTGTGGGCCGGATTGGGTGTTCAAAGAGAGGGCGTTTTCGAGGGTGCCACAAGCCTGCTTTAAGGCAGCGCGAGCGGGTTCTATCTCCGAGCCGGCGGAGAGCCGTGAGCGGGTTATGCTCGTGAGCCGCATTCCGATTTTGGATTGCGTGCGGCCAGCGCCTCTTTGAAGGGAAGCGGCCTTTTTATTCAACAAATTGAGCTTCTCTTTCGAGTGTAGATCAGCAGGGTGATTCTGACACCAGCGATTCAACCACCGTATTTTTCGGTTCAAAGTCAGATGCTCTGAAACAGGTCCGTCGTGGCGAGGGTTGTATGTCACCACACGCCGAGTGCCATCATTCAGGATTTCAGTGTATTGTGCCATGTGATGCGCCGCTCATGCTCATACATTCATCCACCCTTTCCGTCATTCGTCAAGCACTTCCCGAACGTGGATTTGGCCAGGAAGATACCGAAGGTCAGGGTATCTCAGGTCAATTTGTTTCGTGTCGAAGACTTTACCCTCACACACCCACCACTCCCTTGGCTCGGGTTTGATTCTATAATCGTATTCTTCCGACCAGTGAGGCTCTGGAGTGTCGCTCCAGGGTGATTGGATTGAAGGACGGATTTGGATGTTTTTACCTTCGGAAAAAGCCCTTATCACAGGCAACAGTTCTTTGGCTCGTTCTCTCGTCATGGTTTGCTCACTTTCACCCGGTAAAAGCATCTGTCCGCCGGCCCCGGATAGTTGATCTGAATCGTCATCGTCGAGTTCGTTGCCACCACCACGGGCAGATTGATCCACTGCTTCATGTCCCCGCTGATCTGAGGAAACACCCATTGGCCCGGCTTCAGACCCGTCACAGTCAGCACCGGCTGATACGATTGGACTGAGATTAGTCTTTTTTCCGTGCCCACTTGCCGAGTCTCAGAGCGTATCTGGCTGATCGACACCACCACGGGCTGCGCACAGACGGTTGCGATGGATAGCAGGAGGATGGCGAGTTTCATTTCTCAAGCTCCTTTATCAAGGCGTCGGCAATTGAAATAGCTATCTCTGGAAGCCCAATCTCCTTCATTTTCCCAATATCAATGTCCGTTTCGTGAGGACAAGCTAGCAATCCCTGCATCGCAGCCACCGCCGCGTATTGCCGAAAGGTCATTCCTTCGGAATATACCGTCGTGATTTGTCCTGGAATGGTTCGGTCTTCAAAGGCAATCGGAAACGCCGATTCTTCTCCAGGTTTAGGTTTGGTCATAGATAAAAACGACTCGCCCCTTTCGGAGCGAGTGAGGAGCGATTGTGTTGAAGAACTGCGCCTCTCTGGCTCGCCTTATCGGTTGGCGATCCAGAAATTTTATAGACGTAATTGTTCAACACGCGCATCATCCTACAACCTTTCCTTGAACTGTCAAGTCCTTTGTTGTACGGATATTTCATGCGACTCCTTTACGGCATGGAATGGGCCGATGGTTACTCCGATCTCAAAATAGAAATGGAGTTCGTCCGAGCCGGGGGACACATCTCAGGCAAGAGCGGAAAACGCTACGGTGAGGGGCTGTATCACCACATGCGGAGGATGTTCAGCCTGCTCTGGCCCGAGGACGATCACCACCGATGGAGCGACCTGTTCCTGAGACGCAAGACAGAGAACGATATTCTGGTGATGATAGGCTCGGGCGACTCGAATAAAACATATTCTTCCGCGCGATGGATTCTGTGCGACTGGTGGGCGCACTCAGAGAACACCCTTTGGATTGTGTCCTCGACGGAATTGCGCGGCGCGGAACTTCGGATTTGGGGCACACTCAAGAGCCTGTTCAACCGCGCCCGCGCCCGGTATCCGTGGCTGCCCGGAGTCGTTCTGGAGTCAAAGACGTGCATCAGTTCGGATGAAATCAGCGAGGACGGCAGCGAGGGCCGTTTGCTCACACGCGGAATCATCTTCGTTCCCTGCCTCAAGGGCGGCGAGTGGCGCGGCCTCGGGCCTCTTGTGGGAATCAAACCCACCAACGGCGGCAGGCTTGGCCATTGCGGAGATGAAATGCAGTTCATGCACAACACGATGCTTGATGCGTACGCGAACTGGTACGGCAAGGAGAATTTCCAGGGCATCATGCAGGGAAATCCCACTGACTTGGAAGACCCGATTTGCATGGCAGCCGAACCCATCGACGGTTGGGAAAATTGGACTGACAGCGGCAAGACGCAGGAATGGAAGTCGAAATTCTACGGCGCTCACGTCATCGCTTTTGATGGCCGGGACTCTCCAAACTTCGATTTTCCCGAGAGCGAGCCGACGCACTACAAATACCTGATTGGCCGAAAGAAATTGAAGGCCGTCGCCGCCAAGGAAGGCGAGGATTCCCCGCTCTACTGGATGCAGTGCGTTGGCAAACCCCGGCCCGGAGCCGAAAAACTCAAAGTCATCACCCGCCAGTTGTGCGAGCAGGGCGGCGCGTACGAAGACGTGGTGTGGGAAGGCTCCGAAACCACCGATGTCGTGAGCCTGGACGCGGCATATGGCGGCGTTGGAGGCGACCGCTGCGTGCTGATGAGGATTCGCTTCGGAAAAGACGTTGAGGGGGCGTCTGTGATCGAATGCTACCCGCCTGTGATCGTCCCGGTGTCCGCGAAAAAAACTCTCGAAATCCCCGAAGACCAGATCGCCCGGTTTTGCATGAACTGGTGCAATGGATTTGCCATCAGTCCAAAGAGTTTCTTCTTCGATGGACGCTCAACGCTGGCCGTCAGCTTCGCCCGCATCTGGAGTCCTGAGGTAAACGTCGTGGATTTCGGCGGTCCCGCCACCAAACGCCCGGTGTCACTCGATGAATTCGTGTGGGACGGCGACACCGACACCCGGAGGCTCAAACGCTGCGATGAACACTACTCGAAATTCGTCACCGAGCTTTGGTTCTCAACGCGCTACCTGATTCTCGGAAAACAGTTGCGCAATCTGCCGCGTGAAGTGGCTGAGGAAGGCTGGAAACGCCAGTGGCGCTACACCAAGGGCAGCCCGCCTCGCATCGAGGTTGAGACGAAGGCTGAGATGAAGGAAAGAACCGGCAGAAGCCCGGACTTTTATGACTCTCTGGTGATCGCCGTTGAAGGCGCTCGACGGCTCGGGTTCCAGATCGAAACCCTCAAGGAAGACGCCGCGAAAATGATTCAAGACGAGGACTGGCTTGAACGCGAACTCGAAAAACACAAGCGGTCATTCGCCGCGAGTGAGTTGAAGGCGCTATCGTGATGGGTGTTCGTATATCACTTGTTAGGAGACTTGCATTTTAGACCACCATTCACGCAGCCATTCACGCAGCGCCGTTTTACTTTTAGTTTCGATGCTGCCTTTGGTGCATAAATAGCGGCAGAAGTCGGCGCGGTAGCTTCCGGCATCATTTATCCACACGCTGATTGAGCCGTTGTCGTTTGCCGCCGTTGTCGCCATCTTGCGCGTTACGGTCAGTGCGGCGGTGATGCTTCTCACCATTTTGCACGGCACGGTTTTTCTTTTCACGCCGGGGAGTCCAGTTAGTTCGGGCATATAGTCGTCTCCTAACAACGCGCTGCTGCACAACGAGTGGTGTCCCTTCCAGTTGGAGGCATCGCGTTAATTTTACGGTTTGGTTGCATTGGTTACGCCCTGCCCACCACTCGTGGCAGAGCTTGATTCGTTAGGTGTCTTGCGTGATGAGCACGATGCACATACATATCCCACCCGCCATCCGAATTGCACGCCGGGAGTCACTTCGTTTATTGTCTTTGGAGCGCGGCAGATGTCACATTTTCCATCGAAAGTTTCTTCCCATTTGTCGCAATGAGGCACTTCGATGGTTATGACACCTAACCAGTCGCCGGAGCCAATGCTCGGTATCGCTGGCAGTTCAATCATAGCAGGTTGCCTTGGTTGTCGTGAGGCGTCGGCGCAGGTTCAGCACAGTGGCATAAGTCCATAAGCATCCTAACAAATCGCTGAAAACAACGGCGAGTGCGTCATGCGCTCGACGGTTGGCGTTGTTTCCAGCACTGGTTTTACGTTCAAAGTCATTTGTCCTCGCCGTGTTTTAGCTCCGTGTTAAGCGTCATCGCGCACGTATTCTTGCATGAACACGATTCGTTTCGGATGCCGCAGCTTGCGAAGCGCCTTGGCTTCGATTTGGCGCACCCTCTCCGGTGTGCATCCCATCACTTCCCCGCTTGCACGATATGTCAGTCCCGCAGCGCGGAGCATGACGGCCATTACCTCCCGACCGAGCAGGTCGTTGGCTGCGTTCACGAGAGCCTTGCGGGCATCGTTTGAGTTCGTCACCTTTTCAACGGAGACCCCAAAGACATGGGACATGACGCCTAACAAGCTCACTGGAGCTAACCCAAGCTCTGCCTCTTGAGAAGCCTGTGAGAGACCGGCCTTGGGCGATAACGCTCTTAGCCTGTTCGAGCCACGCGGTTTTGATTTCATTCGCACCACTTCACCACA